CAGCTTCCGTTACGTGGACCTGGGCCAATCGGGCGTCGGCAACTCGGTCGACTTCCTCAACCGCGGCTGGCTCCGCGGCGGCCGCGGTCCTGCGAACGGAGTGCCGTTCCCGTGAGCATCGTGCGCCGCTCCGGTGTCAAGATCCCCGACGAGCTGCGCGCGCAGTTTGTGCCTGGCAGCGTCAAGGCTGGCGTGCTGGCCGGCGCAACGTACCCGCACGACACCTACACCGACCACCGCACCGGCCAGCAGGTAAAGGACGCGCGCGGCGGCATGCCGGTCGCGGTCATCGCTCAGGCGCTGGAGTTCGGCCACGGCCAGAACCATCCGCGACCCTTCATGCAGTCGACCTTCGCCACGCAGAACAAAGGCTGGTCGCGTGGCTTGGTCACGATGATCAAGGCAGGCGCCGCGGCCGATACGGCGCTACGTACGCTCGGTCTGCGCATGTCCGAGGACATTCAGCAGACGATCCGTGACTGGCCGGCGGACAACAGCCCGGAATGGGCGGCAGTTAAGGGATTCAACCACGGGTTGGTCCAGACCAACGTCCTGACAAATTCCATCGACTCGGCCGTCGTCCTGCGCGGCGGCGACTACGGCGAGGATCCTAGCCCGTGAGTGGCCTCAACCTTCACGCTCTCGTCCGTGGCGCGATCCAAGTCGTCAACCCCGACGTTCCCGGCGATGTCTACTTTTCGACCGGCAAACAGACGGTGCGCGGCATCGTGACGCCGACCTTCGCGCTGCTGCCTGCTGACCGCCTGCAGGTGCAGGCGATGTCGCACGACGACCTGTATCACCTCAACGGCCTGGCCTACGCCGGCAACATGCAGAAGCTGTACGCCTATGGCAACTTCTCCGGCATCGTGCGCCCTGACGGTAAGGGCGGCGACCTGGTTCGCCTCGGCACCGAGTGGTGGGCGGTACAGCACGTCCTGGAATGGTGGCCTGGCTGGTGTTCGGTGGCGATCACCCGCCAGACGAACGCCGAATCGCTGGCCGCGCTGCTGGACGCCTTGAAGAATGGCCGCGTGCCCACTGCCGGAGCTACCCCCTGATGGCCGCTGCGACCCTGCTACCGACCGAGGACGACACCTTCGATGCGCTGTTCGGCTGGATCGCCAAGGTGCTGGACCTGCCGGACGATACCGACCAGATCGTCAAGGGCTTCCAGAACCTGACCTCCACGCCCAACGGCAGCTACATCGTGATCTCGCCGGGCATCATGCAACGCCAGGACTTCGGCCGACGCTACTACGACCCGGACAACGAGCAGGCCGTACAGCAGGCCCACCTGACTTACAGCTATCAGGTCGACTGCTACGGCGCTGCAGGCCCGACGTGGGCCTCGATCCTGTCCGTGGCGTGGCGCTCTATGTGGGGCGTTGACAACCTGCTACCGCCTGTGCTGACGCCGTTGTATGCTGACGCGCCGCAACAGCTGAACATCGTCAACAGCGAAGGGCAGTTCGAGCAGCGCTTCATGATTCGCCTGTTCGGCCAGGTCAACCAGACGGTCGGGCTGCCGCAAGACTTCTTCGACCAGATCGAGCTCGATTCCATCACCGTCGCCGACCAGCTACCATAGGCGAAACCTGCCCAGGAGGCACCCCGTGAGCAACATCCCCATTTCCCAGATCGTCACGATCAACCCGAACGTGATCGGTGCTGGTGGCGCGCAAGGCTCGCTTGACGGCCTCCTGCTGACGCAGTCGACCGGCGTGCCGGCCAGTCAGCTGCAGGTCTATTACAACGCGGCTGACGTCGGTACGTTCTTCGGCACCGATTCGGATGAGTACAACGCCGCGCAGGTCTACTTCGCCGGCATCCTCAACGGCGGCCAGCAGCCGGCCAGCCTGAACGTCGGGCGGTTTGCGGGCACGGCCCTCGGCGCCGAGGTCTTCGGCGCGTCGCTCAATCTGACCCTGGCGCAACTGCAGGCCCTGTCCGGTACGCTGATCGTCACCACCGACACCGAACGGACCTCGGCCACGATCAACCTGGCCGCAGCCACCAGCTTCGCCAATGCGGCCACGCTGATGACCGCAGGCTTCACCACGCCGAACTTTGCCATCACCTACGATGCGCAGCGACGTCGGTTCGTGTTGACCACCACGGCTACCGGCACCACGGCTACCGTCTCGGCTGTCACCGGCACGCTCGCTGACGGCGTAGGCCTGTCCACGGCGAGCGGTGCGTACGTGCAGGGCACTGGCCTGGCACTGGACACGCCGAACAGTGCCATGGACCGCGTAGCAGCCCTGTCGGGCAACTGGGCGATCTTCACCCACGCATGGGTTGCAGGCATCGACCAGCGATTCGCGTTCGCTGAGTGGACGGCCGAACAGACCTTCAACTACATCTACGCGGCCTGGGATCAGGACCCGGCAGGTCTGGTCAACGACAACCCGGCCAACTTCGGCAACCTGGTGCACTCGCAGCCGTACCAGAACACCGTGCCGGTTTACGGCAACCTGGCCAACGCCATGATCGTGCTGGCCTGGGGTGCCTCGACCAACCTGCAGATCGTGGAAGGGCGCACCACCTTGGCGTTCCGTCAGCCCGTGTCGCCGGCCGGCGTGCAGGTCGACAACGAATCGAACGCCAACGCGCTACTGTCCAACGGTTACACCTACCTGGGCAAGTATTCGTCGGGTCCGAACACCTACACCGTGACCTACAACGGGTCGATCGGCGGCCAGTTTGAATGGGCCGACACCGCGCTGGGCGCCATCGCACTGCGTCGCAACCTCGGTCAGGCTCTGTTCGAGACCTTGCTGGCTTATCGCTCGCTGCCGTACAACAACGACGGCTACACCGCGATCTACCAGGGTGCACAGGACGTCATCAGTCAGTTCCTGCTGGCCGGCGTGATCCGTGCAGGCGTCACCCTGAGCCCGTCGCAGCGCGCGCAGATCGACCAGCAGGCAGGCTTTGCCATCGCTGGCGAGGTCAGCGACAAGGGCTGGTACCTGCAGGTCACCGACCCGACCACCACGACCGTGCGCACTGAGCGCGGCTCCCCGACCGTGAATCTCTGGTACTGCGATGGCGGCAGCATCCAGAAGATCGTCGTGTCTTCCACCACCGTCCTGTAAGGAGAAGCGACCATGGCCGCAACCCTGACCGTCGCCAATTCCTCGCTGGTACTGAGCGTGGAAGGCCTCTACCCCAATGGCGTGACCCTCCAGGGCTACGCCACCGACAATGTGTTCGAAGTCGGTGCCGTCGAGAACAAGGAAATCGTCATGGGCATCGACGGCAACCTGTCCGCAGGTTTCGTCTACAACCCCCAGCCGATCACCCTGACCCTGCAGGCCGACAGCCCGTCGCTGGAAGTGTTCGAGCAGATATGGCAGCGTGAGTCGTCCAACCGCGACGCACTGCGTGTCGGTCTGACCATCGGCCTTCCGAGCGTCAACAAGCGCTTCGTCGGCCGCAACGGCTTCCTGACCTCGTACCAGGCGCCGTCGGGCCAGCGCATCCTGCAGCCAGGCGTGGCGATCTTCAACTTTGCCCGTCTGGAATTCAGCAAGATCAGCTGACGGAACGCGAAGTGCAGAAACAAGAAAGCCCGGCATTGCCGGGCTTTCTTGTTTCTGCGGACCGTGGGAGACCGTTACATCATGCGGTGCAACAGGTAGAGCATTCCGAAGGCGATGCCCGTCAGCGCGGCGATCATGAGCGGCTTGCCGACGACGTAGGCTGTGGTTGCATACTTCGGCATGACGTCGGCGCGCTCCAGGCTGGCAAACGCAAAGCCGCGACCGACGAACCACGTCACGCAGCACAACGCCCAGGCGTGGATCGTACCGATGGCCGGGACGCCCAGCGGGACAACGAACCACGCCCACCAGTAGGTCATCACGTAGGCACACCACACCGACGTGGCGAAGCCGAGCGGAACTGCGGCCAGGTGGGCGTAGGGACTTGCGGGCTTGTCGGACATATCAGGCCTCCTTGTGGGTCGGGTATTTGTCGATGCAGGCGCGCATCAGGCGACGCTCGGCCGGGGTGAACTGCGGCACGGCCTTGCCGTTCTCGGCGCCTTCCAGCGGAGCCACGGCGGCTTTCAGGGCGTTGTAGGCCGGGTGGCCGTGGTCGCTGATGAACGCCTGGCACGCCTTGATCAGGTCCATGTGATTGTCGCTGGCGTCCAGCGACGCTTCCTGACAGGCCTCGACCAGCGCAGCGAAGTCGACGGTCGGCGCGTCAACCGGAATCGGCTTAGCGTCTTCGGTCGGCGTGCCGATAGGCGCCTCTACGTGTGCCACGCCGTCGTCCTGCGGCAGCGCGTGGGTCTCGGTGGCAACCGGCTCTACGTCGGCCGCTACGGCCGCCTCAGCGACCCCCACGGCCTGATCCAGCAGCCAGTCCTTGTAGGCGTTCTCGTCACGCTTGCGCCGCGCTCGCCAGCGGCCATCCGTGTTGAGCTTGGCCGGCTCGGAGTGCCAGTCGGTGTTGTGCGGCACGCCATCAGCGTCACGACTGTGTGCGGCTATGTTGGCCTCGACTTCCGCGTCGGACATGATCGCCGGGTGCGCGATGTCGGGCGGCAGACCATTCGGCTCCCCGTTGCGATTGCACGCCTGCTCGAACTCGTACTGACCCTGCAGGGTGGCGCAGTGGTCGTTGATCTCCTGCGCCATCTTGACCGGATCGAAGCTGGATGCGTCGACCTTGATCGTATGCTCGACGGCGCCGACCTTCGTGGTGCTGGACCCACCACGGATCAGCGCGGTCAGCTCCAGCAGTTCGTCCAGCGAATGGATGATGATTTTCATGGTAGTCCTTGTGGGTAAGTCAGGCCTGGCGACGGAATGCGCCAGTGGTGTAGATGGTGACCAGCGCCTCGCGGTACTTGGTCTCGTCGTCGCGCACGGCCGCCTGCAGGGCCTGCATGCGCTCCAGCGACGCGGTGCCGCGGTAGCGGACCTGACGGGCGTTGTTGTCCGTCACGCCCCAGATTTCGGCCACGGTCTGGTTGCCCAGGGCGTCGATCAGTTCGCGCAGCGTCCAGGTGGGCACCGGCGTCAGATCGGCGTCGAGGAAGTCGCGCGGGTCGCGCTTGGTCACGGTTTCAGCGGTCTCGGTCATCTTGGTGTCTCGGTTCGGTTTGCGACACATTACGGGAATGTGTGAACATCGTCAACCAGATGACGGTGTTTGAACAGCGGGTAGGTCATCAGCTCTCGGGCCGCGACCCGTGCAGCGGCGCCGATCCACTCGGGTAGGGCGTCCGGGTTGACGGTCTCCCACCACAGTTCGAAGGCGTCAGCACTAGCTCCCTCGGTGACCCACAGCGTACGGGCCAAGATCTTGAGCTTGCCGTGTTCCCACAGGTCCATCTCGTCGGTCAGCTGTTCGGAGAGCTGGCGGCCCGCCTCCCAGTCCAGGGCCATCGCGGACCACGGGCGGTCGCCGTCCATCGTGTAACGGTCGTTGGCGATGTCGCGCACGATGCTGGCCGGGTACAGGAACACCAGGCCGCGCCGCACGACATAGACGCGCCGGGCTGGCGACAACAGGTTCAGCGGGGTTTCGAGAGGGTAGGCGTTCATTCGGGCAGTGACTCCAGTAGAGCGATGGCGTCTTCACGTGCGCCGTCAGCTCCGGACAGCAGACGCTCTGCGGCCGTGCGTAGCGCGGGCGCCGCCGCCATCATGCGGACGTTGTCGGGCGTCAGGGGCAGCCATTCGCCGGTAGCCGTGCGAATACCGAACGAGTGAGATTTCGGGACGTACCAGGGTCCGGGAGAGATCATGCGATGCGCTCCACGTGGTACAGCCCGAACTGCATCACGCCACCTACGCCGACATTCGCAAGCTGGGTGCCTACGGGGCGGTCAGACGCTGCCTTCAACACGGCCAGCGCAGACGCGTAGCTGTCGGTGTAATGGTTCGGCTTGCCGCCGGCCGGCGTCAGGCGATAGAGACGGCCGTTCATGCCTGCTTGTCCAGTTCGGCGATCAGGGCCTTTGCGAAGGCCACCGCGTCCACGGCTACCATCGCCGGCAACGTCGTGCCGTTCTTGCCCGCCACTGACAGCAGTTCTGCTGTCATCTCGGGGGACTGCATGGCCGCCGTGATGCCCGGAACCATGGCCGCCGTGGCGATGCGCTCCAGGCGTAGATCCACGGACCCCGGACCGGTGTCTGCATCACGCTCGACCTGGAAACCGTCGGAGTCGGTAAATCCATTGCCGACCGGCACCCACCGTGCCAGCAGCGAATCCGTGGCCGTGCTCATCATCGACATGAGTTCGCCCTCGTCAACCGAACGCCACGCGTAGGTTGACGGGTTCATGACGCGAAACTGTTTCATTTCTGTAACTCCTAGAATGGTGGCCGCCACTGGCACGTGCCAGATTCGCGGCGGTGTGGGAAATGGTAGGACGGGCACCGGCAGACCGCGGCCTTGCGGCCCTTGTTGCGCTCCACGTGCTGCCGGTAATGATCGATGTAGTAGGACTGGCGTTTGCCAGTCCGCCGTCGCGCAGCCGTGCAGCCATACGTCCTGCAGCGCGGCAGGCGCAGGTACTGGTCCGGCGGCCAGCGCAACGTGCGTCTGGCCTGGCAGCGCGAGCAGCGGACCCACATGTCAGGTGGCGTCAGGTTGGGCGTTGCAGAGCTCGATGGCGCGCAACAGGGCTGCGTGTTTGGCAACCACGGCGTGGCCCACGAACGACATACGGTAGCCGTTGGGGTAATGCGCGCGGAATTCTTCGTGGAGATCAGGCCGAGTATCTTCCAGAATCCCCAAATCGTGCGGCATGTACCCTTCCGATGAACAGACGTGGCCACCGAGCGGCGTACCATCTTCGGCGATAAGCACACCTTGGAGCCAGCCGACGGAACCGCCATTGTTGAACCCGTAGATGACTGGCAAATCGGCTTCCGGTTTGCTGTGCGGGTTGTATACGGCCACACCGCGCCCGCGGTTGGCGAAGTGGTGTTCGGCTTCATAACGTGCGGCGGCTTGCGGAGTAGTCATGTCTGCGGTTCCTCAGTGGGTGTAGGCGTAGTCTCCTACGCCGTTACACAGTTGTCAAGCACTTATTTCAAGAGAAGTAGACACCGATGGCTACCGCGGCCATGACGAACGACCAGTGCAGGATCTCGTTTCGCTTCCTGATGCAGTAGTGCCAGCGGTTCCAACGCTCGTCGCGCTTGGCTACCAACGCCCAATATTGCCAGTACCCGAGGCCGCCGCACCACGCGAGAAGGATCAGTACTCCAATGCCCATCGTCATTTCCTCCAGAACTTCGACACGAACCCTTCGGCGTTCAGTGGCAGGCCCGGCGCCCATGCGGGCGCCTTGCGTAGGCGTTCGATCAGCTGCTGCAGGCGAACCTCGGCCCGCTCCTCGGGGACCTCCAGGATCATCTCGTCGTAGACGTGGTGCACGATCTGCTCGACTGGCGCCACAGCCAGCATCGCCGACCAGAACAGGTCGCGGGCCAAGCCCTGCACCATGTTGTTGCTCAGGATCTTGCGGTCCAAGGTCTCAACGAAGCCTTCGGGCTTGTCGTAGACCGCGATCGGCGCCGACGCCCCTGGCTCCAGCACCAGGCGCGCGTTGTGGTAGCTGATTGACCTGCCGCTGGGCAGTTCCATGCGCAGCGCCACGGCGTCCTTGACGAACACGACCTTGCTGCACAGGCCGCGGCCGATGGCCATCTCGATCCGACGGCCCGGCTGGTCCAGCGCCATCAGAACGGCGAATTCGAGGGTTGACCACCACTCAGACATGCGCGGATGGCCTTCACGGTACGACCACACGATCCGACGTCGGATGTCTTCCTCCAGGTGCTGGCCATAGCTCTGAGCCATGGTCAGCAGCGCACCGTCACCGCCCCCGAACTGCAGCGACAACCGGATCACCTTGCCGATCTGCCGCTGGTCGCTGTTCACGGTTTCCGGTGCGACGTCCATCGCCGCGGCGTACTCGATCACGTAGCCGTCGATGTCCTGCTCGAACTCGACCAACATCTGTTCATCGTTGGCGCACCACGGCGCAAGGCGCGCTTCGATCCCCGACAGGTCGGCGCAGACCAGCAAGTGGCCCGGCATCGTGGCGCAGAACAGGTGGCGCTGGGCGTCGGCCAATGCCGCCAGCGGCGGACCGACGTCCGGACGCGAGAGGAAATCGAAGTCGCGTCGGCGCGCGGCCTCCAGGTACTGGATCGTGTCTTTCCACTTCCGGCCTGGCCGCGGCCGGGCCACGTTGAGCAGCTGCACGTCGCCGCAGCCCATGGCTGTGGAGCGCCCGGACAGCGCGCCGTGGTAGACCGTGCTGTGACACATGCGCGCATCGACCTCGGCGCGCAGGATCGCGCCGTGTTTCTTCGGCGCGCGGCTGGCGTCCAGTCGCAGAGCCAGCACGTCGCGCAGCGCCGGTGGCAGGTCCGGGCGCTCCAACAGCGCCTTGACCGTCTCGCGGCCGGAGTCGTCCATCACCTCGCCCAACTCGGCGGCATAGCGCTTGATCTGCTGCACCACGCTGGCCGTCAGCAGCTTGCCCTCAGTGGCCGAGGCCAGCTCGAAGTCGATCATGGCGTGGGCCAGGTCGAACATTTCGGACATGCCGCGCGCCGCCTCCAGATCGACGCCGAGGCCACGCATGTTTATTTCCAGGTCGAGCTGCCAGTACAGCTGCTCCTGCGCCGTCATGGGCTGCGTAGCGTCCCACAGGGCGATCATGACGTCGGTGTCCAGCAGCGCGTACTTGTAGGTCCGGGCGAACAGCTCCGGGTGTGTGGCGGGCGTCCATTCCGGGTGCGTCATGATCTGTTTCATCGCCTCGGCGCCTTCCAGGTCCTTCTGGATCGGCAGGCCGAGGGCCGCACCGGCTCGCGCCAGCGAGCCGGGCAGGCCGTTGTAGCGGGCACGTGCCGCGCTGCACTGCACCTGGCCGCGCAGGTTCAACTGCGGCAGGCCCTGCACCCAGCGCGGCAGCACTTGGTTCCACATCAGGGCGTCGAACCCGGCGTTGTGCGCGCGAAACGGCTTGCCGGCTTGGATGTGCGACACGATCTGCCGTGGCACTGGCTGTCCCAGCTCCCACAGATCGGCCTGGCGCATGCCGGGCAGCGCGAAGGTGAAGCAGTACGGCTTGGTCGTCGGGCAGGCCAAGTAACGGGCCAAGCCGTGCGCTTTGAGGTCGGTCTTGCTGGCCGCCTCGAAGTCGAGGAACAGGCCGTCTCGGTTTGGGCTCATGGGTCTGTGGGCTTCCGGTGGGTTGTAACGGGAATGTTACGCCTTTGTACGTGCCGCCGCAATGCGCTCCAGGGCCATATCGGCATAGGTCGGATTCAATTCGCAACCGACCCACTGGCGGCCGAGACGTTCGGCCACCACGGCTGTCGTGCCTGCGCCCATGAAGGGATCCAGCACTACACCGCCTGCGGGCGCACCAGCCAAGATGCACGGCTCAATAAGCTGTTCCGGGAAGGTGGCGAAGTGCGCGCCCTTGAACGCACGCGTCGGTACGGTCCACACGCTGCGCCGGTTGCGCGTCTCGCCGTTGTAGGCCACGTCCTCGCGATCAGCCCGGTGCGTTCCTGCCGACTGCCCGGGGATTACCTGCGCGCGCTTCGACCCTTCGCGCTTGAAAGAGGCTGCACGGCCAGTTTGCCCGCCGACAGCCGGCTCCTTGATGGCCTCATGGTCGAAGTAATAGCGCGGCGACTTAGACAGCAAGAAGATATGTTCGTGCGCCTTGGTGCAGCGGTCGGTGACCGATTCCGGCATCGTATTCGGCTTGTGCCAGATGATTTCCTGGCGCAGGTACCAGCCGAAGTCCTGCAGCGCGAAGGCAACACGCCACGGGATGCCCATAAGCTCTTTCTCTTTTAATCCGTCCACCAAGCGATTAGGTCTATTTTCTCGTTTGCCGTTCTCTAGACTTCCTTGCCCGGCAACGTTTCTGCGCCCACCAGGCATAGACCACGCCGAAGCGTAGCTGTCGCCGAGGTTGAGCCACAGCGTGCCGTCATCACGCAGGACGCGGTGCACCTCTGCGAATACCTCGACCAGCTTGGCGACGAACTGCGCAGGGGTTTCCTCCAGACCGATCTGCCCATCGTGGCCGTAGTCGCGCAGGCCAAAGTAGGGCGGACTGGTGACGCAGGTGTGAACGCTGCCGGCGGACAGCATGCGCAGCGACCCGAGGCAGTCGCCGACCAGGAGAGGTTCCAGTTCCTTGATCATCGGTTCAGTATTTTGGATCATAACGGAACGTCTCCAGTTGTCCATCACGGATGAATTGCAGCTGCGTCAGCCACACGATGCCGTCCTCGGCCTTTGTGAGCGTCAGCTCGACCGGGTGTGGGATCGCATCGCGCTGCAGCAGCACGCGGTGCGGCTCGTTGGGCAGCTTACGCCCGGTGGCCGTCTCGAAATACTTGCGGGCCTGGGCGAAGAACCGGTTTTCGGCGGTCTTGCGGTCGAAGTCCAGGCGCAGCGTGCGCACGCCCCCGCCATCGGTGTGAAAGTCGTAGACCAGCACGCTGTCGCCGTGCGCTCGGCATTCGGTGTGCAGCACCGGGAACGACTTTGTCTCCACGCACAGGTCGTCGCGCAGCACGATGCTGTCCTCGTCGTGCATGTCGTAGCTGTCACCGATACCGGCGTTTGGGTCTTTCGGGTCTGGCTTGCGCGACTGCGTGATAAACCCTTGGCGCGGCCGGCCGCAGTTGCGACAGGTCATGTGCTCCGGGTCGTTGAGGTAGCCGCAGCCGGGCTCGTCCGGGTTGAAGCCTTCCAGGTTCAGCACGACCCGCAGGTCGCGCTCTGCGATCTCAGGGCTGGGAGCCGGGAAGCGGATACCGCTACGCTCGCGCTGCGGGCCGCTGCCGGGCGCTTCCATCTGCTGGGCGCTGCACTCCCACAGGCCAGCACGGCTGTCGCCCTGTTCCAGATCAGCGTTTATCGCCCCCAGGCGCGCGAAGTTGCCGCCAGCGTCCAGCACCAGGCAGTCTTCCTTGCCGGGGTAGGGCCGGAAGCCGCGGCCGACGATCTGTCGGAACAGGATCTGCGAGCGCGTCGCGCGTACGATCACCAGCGCGTCGACGTGCGGCGCATTGAAGCCGGTGGTCAAGGTCGCCACAGACACGATGTGCCGGGTCTCCTTGGCCAGGAACTCGCGCACGCCTTCCAGGCGCTCACCCTTGTCCAGATCGCCGTAGATCAGCGTCACGGACTCGCCGCGCTTCTCCAGGCAGTCCCGGATCATCTTGGCGTGCGCCACGTTCACGCCGAACCACATCACGTGCTGGCGTTCTTCCAGGTTGTCCAGGCCGACGGCTACCACCTCGTCGGTGATCTTCATGGCCGCCGCCGCCAGCTGGGCCTCGTCGAAATCCTCGCCCGAGGTCTTCACGCCATCCAGGTCGATCTGCGGAAAGCGGATCGTCGGGGCTACGATCGGCGAGATGTAACCCTCACGTACCAGCCGGTTGAAGTTGCGCCCGGTCGTCAGGTCGTACACCTTGGCCGTGAACAGGCCGCACTGCGACAGCGGCACGACCTTCACGCCCTTCATGCGGAACGGCGTGGCCGTCAGCGCGATGAACCGCACGTGCGGGTTGATCTCGCGCATGCCTTCGACCAGCTTGCGCACCGACTTGAGCGACAGGTCGAACCCGTGCGCCTCGTCCACGATGCAATAATCGATCGGACCGAACCTGCGGACCTGGCGCCACACGGACTGCGGCGTGCCAAACGTGATCTTGCGCTGGCGGTCCTTGCGGCCCAGCGACGAGCAGTAAATGCCGATGCCAGACACCAGAGTGGCCGACAGGTACTGCCGTGCTTCCTCGACGTTCTGTGACACCAGCTCTTGGGACGGGGCCAGTACCATGACGCGCGCAGCCGGTTGCAGCCCGATCAGCTTCTCGGCCATGTCCGCGGCCGACAGCGACTTGCCGCCGCCGGTGACGATCGCTGCGATGGGGTGGGTGTTGCGTGCGGCCTGTAGGGCCGAAATGACGGCGTCAACCGCCTCGCGCTGATACCAGCGCAGTGTTTTGCGGGTCATATCGTGGGTGTCTGCCTTGTGGGATTACGTAACGTCTACGTTACACTACAACGCCCGAGGGTGCAACCCTCGGGCGTGTGGTTTACAGGTCTGCAGTGAAAGAGGATCGGCCCCAGTCGGACAGCCCGTAGACAGAGGTCAGTGCACCCGGTCCGAGCCGAGTCAGCACTGCGCGACCCACCCAATCTTTGTAAGCCTCGAGCCAGATTTCGGAAGAGCATTGCGCGGGCGTCGGGCGGTCAAGAAACACCACGGCTTTCAGGCGCAGGCCATGTGTGCCGCTGCAAGGCGCGACGACGATGTGGCGTACGTCCGAGCGTTTGGACAGTTCGTCGCGCAGCCTTTGGTCATGGACGACCAGCATGGTGTCATAACTCACGGCTTTATCTCCGCCAGTTTGTCCAGGCAGTCCGCAGTGGCTGCCCGCTTGTTGTCCCGGTCCACGACCGCGTACTGTGCGACCACGTACGCCTTGGCCCAGGCCATCCAGTCGGTAGCGTCCGCGACCGCGGGCGGGTCACCACTATCGAGTGCCGGTGCCCGCTGGCTGCAGGCGGGCGCTACTGGAGACTGCTGCCGCTCGGGCTTCCCGAGCGAGCTGCAAGATGCGAGAAGCATCAGCGTCAAGATGATCGCCACGACTTTCGCCGCCAGCCACATCTCGTCCAGCAGGCGGTCGATTCGTACTGCGAATAGCTTCGATTTCACGGGTCGCCTCCTGGGCGGTGTTGGCGGTCTGGATGCCTTCGGCATTGACGCGCAGGTCGATCTGGGATGTGACTTTCAGCGTCTCGCGCTCGACCTTGATGGTCTCGCGGGCGACGCGTAGGTCGTTCTTCGTGGTGGCGTTGCTGCTACCGCGCCAGTAGATCAGGCCGGCGATGATCAGCACGACCAGCAGGATCGCGCCGGCGATGATGGCCTTGATATTGGTCAGCATTCGGACTTCTCCTGCCAATAGTATTCGGCGTGCGTGGCCATTACCTGGGCCAGTTCCTGTAGCATCTGACGCTCGCCGACTTCGGCTGCGCGCTGCTCCAGCATGTCCGACAGGTCGTTCATAAATTCTCGGTCGCCAAAGCGGCTCATTTCCCGTTCCTCCAGATAGCCCGCGCCAATTCGCGCAGGTCGGTCAGTTGCGGCGCGCTCCGCAGCCCGTGGCGCGACTGCCACCAGCACGCGGCCGTGGTGTCCTGGGCGTAGACGGGCGCGGCGAGTCGGTTGGGCCATTTCATTCGTCGTCCCTCCCGCGCCGGAGCTAGTGCGACCGCTACGATGGCGGCCGTCAAGCAAACTGGCCACACCCAACCAGTGCTGGACGAGAACAGCATGACGGCGCAGATCCAGCCGATAGCCCAAAGTTTCGTGCTGCTGTTCATCGCAGCTGCCTCCAACACACGGCCGCAGGAATCAGACCAGGTCCGAAGCCCACGATGCACTGCACCAGCAGAGAACCGCCACGGGCCTGCACGACGCCAGCCAGCAGTGCGGTTATGGCCGTTACGCCAAGGTAGACCAGTAGGGTCATCAGAACGCGCATGATGACGTCCTCCCAGTCGATATAGCGTTTCATCACTGCATCCTCGCCGCGATCGCGGTCACTTCCAGCACGGTGATCACCAGCAGGTACGCCAGCGCCGCGATCGCGGCGCCTTCGCCCAAGCGCCAGGCCAGTCGGGTCGTCGCTGCGCCCATCGACAGCAGGCGTATGGCCTGCGGCTTGCGGGCTGCGGCGATCATGCTGCACCTCGCGCACGAACGCTACGAACTGCAGCCTGCCAAGCGCCCCAAGCTGTGTCCGCACCGTACCAGGTGTACGAGCCGGAAGCGCCCTTGTCCAACGGACTCGGATTGGGCCGGCTACGGTACCAGCGCTCGAAACGCTGACGCTCGGTCAACGGCTTCACAGCGCACCTCCGGTCGGGCGCCGCCGGTCGTGGCTCTCGATGATCGCTGCGGTCAGGATGAAGCCGGCCCAGGCGGCCGGGACGAGACAGACGGTAATTCCAAGTGCGAGCATTGTGGGTGCCTCATTGGTGGGTGTGGTAGAATCGTAACGCCTGCGTTACGGCTTGTCAACAGTCGGTGCGAACCGTCCGTCGGGAAGTCGGTCGGTGTGGAAGGTCCGCAATTCGTACCAGGGCTGGTCCCGCGAGACGCGCCAGATAGCGCCCTCGGCGGCCAGCGCCTTGAGTCGGTTCAGTAGCACGCCGCGCCGATGCGCCGGGCTGAACGGCACGCCCAGCGCGCGCTGCAGGTCGCCCAGCGTCGCCGGGCCTTTGGCCAGTTGGGCGAGGATGGCGCGTTTCATGCTATGCGCCTCCAGACCGCGTGCTGTGAGTCGACGTACGTAGTGCCCACGGGCATGAGCAGCAGGATAGCCGTCTCTTCTGCGGTCGAATTCTGTCGCACGAATTCGTCATCGAACCAACCGGGGTACGTCTTGCCGTTCGGTTCTTCCAAAGTCCACTGTTTCATCGTGTCTGCTCCTTGTGGGCGTCCCGCGCGTTGAGGTGCTGGACGTGCTGCTGGATGTAGTAGCGAGCCGCGATTGCCTGGGCGCAGTCCGCCTCGTCAAGCTCGAACGGCAGCGGCGCGTTCTGCGCCGGCACGTCCAAGTGGTCGCTGTGGGTTACGGGCTGCCAGTTCATCGGTCAACGCTCCACGAAGTTGCGCGGATCGGCGACCGGCGTCTGCCGCTGCCGGGTGTAGCCGTACAGGGCGCATACAGCGGTCATCGTGCGCTGCGGCTCGGTGCCAGGTTCGGGCCAATGCGACTGCGGGTCGGTGTTCGTCAGGTCGGAGATCAGTACGAAGTTCAGGTCGTCGTCCAGTGTGGCAAAGGCGACCTGCGACCATTGCTGGCAGTTGATCAGCACCTTGACGTACATCCAGTCTCCGTACTGGCCGCTGCGCGCGCTGCGTTCCCACACGCCGACCCATGGCGGGCTGAACTCCAGCGTCGGCTGGTGGACCTGCACAGCGCCGCCTACGCCGTGCCATCCACGGTCGGCCAGCAGCGAGCGGATCTCCAGGGACTGGGCGCGCACCAGCTGCGTGCTGAGGGCCAGCACGGCTATCGCGGCCAGCATCGCGAGGACCACGTTGCGGAGGGTTTTCATGACGACCTCCCGGTGCCACCGCAATCCATGCACATCGGGTCCGGCGTAGCGCACCAGCACGGCTCAGGAACGCCCGCTTCGAGCGCGTCCAGCACAGCTTGGTATTCGCGGCACCCGCGGGCGTCAAAGCGCCGACGGTCTACTGCGTCATTTGCGCCACGCTCGTACAGGGCGTCGAGTGCTTTGAGCAAAGGACTGGTCGCCAAGTTTCCCAGCGTATTCACGATTGCACCTCCTGCGGAACGTAAGCCCGGGTCGCCGGGTGCAGGCGGAACGCCTCACGCAGCGCGCCGAAGGTGTAGGCCTTCTCGGTCGGCCAGCGCTTGCCGTAGACCTGCACGGTGCCAACCGGCAGGCCCTTGACGTTCGAGTACAGCACGCAGTCCTTGCCGAGCTGCTGCAGGACGCGCACGTCCAGGTCCGGCAGGTCCGGGCGCTGCTGGCGCAGCGCTGCGGCCGCATCGGCGACCGTCATCAGCGGTTCGTTGTTCGTGTTGGGCGTCTCGGGGATCTGGAAGGCGTTCATGCGATGCGCTCCCAGGTGTCGCCGTCTTCATCGACGTGCGACTGACCGACCTCAAGGTGCAGGACCGTCGCCTCGTCGTTCGTCGGGCACATGCCGAGCACATCCTGCTCGGCCATAACCTTCGAGTCGGTTGTGACCTTGTCGTAACTGGTATAGTGCAGGTGGAATTGCATCGTGTGGGTTCCTTGTGGGTCAGAGTGTCAGGGCGGTCGGCGCACCGATCATGGCAAACAGCATGGCCGCGACCGAAGCGCCGACGGCCAGTCGGGTGTGGAAGCGCAGCCACCAGGTCGAGCCGCACGCGGTGGCCGCTACGGCGCCGTGCACGCTTAGCGCCACGGCGGCCAGCAGGCTGATCAGGACCAGCCAGTAGAGGGTCACAGAGTTTCGTCCACGTTATCCAGGCACCATCCCATGACTTCCGTCATGCGATGGCCGACGGTACAAGCGTCGCGCTCGTTCGCGGCTGCGATAGTCAACGTGAACTTAATTTCACGACCTTTGCCGTGGAAACTGGTGAAGTACAGGGTGAAGTCCTTCATGTCTGCGTTCTCGTTCAGTGGGTGTAGGCCTAGATTCCCACACCGTTACACATCCGTCAAGCACTTTGTACAAATTATTTCGCAACAGCCGTAAACGGGGACATCGGCAATACGTTCGGCGCGTCCGGGTCGGCCACCCACCCTTCGGGCGCCCTGTACTCGCGCAGGCCCTGGCCGTTCTTGCGCTCCTGCCAGTTGCGGGTCTTGAGCCAGGAGGACACAGCGCGCGCATCGTACTTGCGGCCGCTGTGGCTGGCGTCCAGCGCCTTGCGGATGTCGGCCGAGCGCACCGACATGCGGCGCTCGTCCTGGGTCAGCAGGGTAGCCAACACTGGGGGTAGCAGGTCGTCCAGGTCCGACTTGACCGTGCCGATGCCCTGACGCATGGCCTCGGCGTTGAACTGCTTGACCAATTCGGGCACGCGGCGGATCAGCTTCACGTAGTCATCCCACGTCTGGCAGAAACGCGACTTGGCTTCGGCCAGCAGCTGGGGCAGTTCGGCCGCCCAGTCCAGCGGGGCCGACTCTTCGCACATGACGGGCATGAAGCGCCGGTTGCCGGTCTCGTCACGGTTCAGTTCGTGCTTGTTGGCCGTGCCGAGCAGGACGAACCGGCGGGGGTGCGACTCTTCGCGCCGGCCGTACGGGGTGCGGAACACGTCCTGCGTGTCGGTCGTCCAGCGCTTGACGTCCTCGACTTCGCGCTTGCCCAGGCCGGACATCTCGGCCAGCTCGGCGACCGGGCTGCGCGCGGCGGACATCGCCATCTTGCGTTCGTCGTGCGAGAACACGACGGGGGTCGGCATCGGCCAGCCCATCTTCTCGGCCAGCTTGATCAGGAACAGCGACTTGTCCACGCCTTGATCGCCGATCAGCACCGGCACCACCGGTGCCGGTGCGCCGGGCTGCAGCTGGCGCATGACCACGCCTGCGAAGAACGCCTGCGCCGATCCGGTCAGCGCCTCGGATCCGGGAGCTGCGAAGGTATCCGTGAAGAACTTGTCAACGCGCGCTACCTTGTCCCACAGCGGCAAGGACAGGATCGAGTCCTTCCACGGGTCAACGGGCCGGGCACGCGCCACGGTGTCAAGGGCCGTCTCCAGCGTTCCTACGGACACGCTGGAAGCGCCCAGGCGCGTGACTGCGTTGACCCACATGCCGATCGGCGGGTCGTCGCTAGCGGTCACCTGGTCGGCGCACACGTCGTATGCCAAGGTGATCTTGGCCTCACGGCACAGCAGCTCAACCGCAAACATCAGGTTCGACACACTGCTGCGCTTCTTGTCGTTGCGGTCCGGCCACTCTTCGATGGTTCCGCACAGGCGTTCGGCGGCCAGTTCCAGCGGGTGGGACAGCTCGACCGTGTCGCTGTCACCGAAGGCGAAGAACTCGCCCATCTTGTGCGACCAGATGCCTGGCTTGCCGCGCATGGTGACGACCTCGCCTGCGCGCAGGTCGCTGGCCGTCAGGTCGAAGCGCGTGGCGTCGAACGGGTCGGCGCACCGTCGACCGGCCACCACGTCCAGGGCGGCCAGTGCGTCGCGTACGGTGCCGCGCAGCAGTTCACCGTCACGCTCGAACACGATCGGCCAGGACGGCGGCAGCACCTTGTCGCCCATCGCCCGCAGCGCCTGCACGCCCAGAACGTCGCCGTCTTCCAGGCCCGCTGCCTCGCGGTTTGCCCGGTGGTAGTCCAGGGCGACCCGCTTGGCTTCGGGCTTCTTGGCCGTGCGAGCCCGGCGAATGGACAACTCGAACCGCTTCACGTCGATGTCCTTGATGCGCGGCATCAGGCGGACATCGAGCATGCCATCGTCGGTTCGGTACTTGGCGGGCGCGCCCATTGGGTTTGTGCTGCGCACCAGCCACGCCTGATCATCAGGTACTACCCGCGTGACGCCTTCACCCAGTACGGGCGGCGCCTCGAACATCAGGCGCGAGGGCTGGTACATCGAGGCGTCCGATAGCTGGCGCACCAGCAGTGCCCCCGACTTGGAGATGATCACCCGGCCGCGGCCGTTGGCCCACTGGTCCAGCTGCAGGCGCATTGCCAGTTCGGGGATATCCGAACCGCGCGTGACGGCCACGTAGACGTGCACACCGCGCAGGCCGCGGTCACCTACGAACGAAGAGGCCGAGGGACGTGCGACGCGCACCAGTTGCATCAGCCACGGGGAACAGGTCTCCAGGGCGTCTACCACTTCGTCAACGGATCGATAGACGCTTGAGTCGGTGTCTACGTCGATGACGAACAGCGCTGGGGTGTCCAGATAGCGGAAATGCTCGTTGGTACGCGCGACGGCGTCCGGCTTGAACTCGGTGCCGGCGCGGGTAGTCAGCTCGGTGTCCCCGACGTTTGGTACGCCGGCCGTGATGGCTTGCCAGGGGGTCAACAGGTCAAGGGTGTCGCGCAGGTCTTCCAACTTGCCGATTTCGACCACCTTGGCGTGACCCGAGGTCATGTGCGCCAGCGCCGATCCTACGGGTTTGCCGTTCTCCAACGTGTACTGCTTGGCCAGCTCGCAAGAGCTGGATGTGATCAGAGTCAGTTTGATGGCCATGTGGGTCTGCTGTGGGATGGCGGAGGGTCAGTGTGAGCGTTCGGAGAAGGCTTTGTCCAGCAGCCACAGCGTGTACGGGCCCGTCTTACGACGCGCGACGCGCAGGTGGCCCAGCTGGTGGCCCAGCCGCACCGCTTCGCTGCGGGACGGGGTACGGCCCTTCACCGCGCGGAACAGATTGGCTGCGATGTATTCGCCGGGCATCTTCTCGGCCTGCGCGCGCACCTCTTCGAAGGTCAGTAGTTCCGGGGCCGGCTCGGCTACCTGCAGGTAGGTGCCGCCGTGCTTGCGGTTGAACTCTGCAGCTGCGTCTCGGGCCAGTGCGAAGGTTGCGTTGGATGTCATTAGTGTGTGGGCGTTCTGTGAATGTGTGGGCACTCTAGTCCAGTCGAGTCTGCTCGTCAAGTGTCCGGCTCAGAACTACGGCGGATACAGAATACAGAATCAAAGAATAAGAAGATGAGCAAAGAATCAAATCAAAATCA